TAGGTGGGGCCTCTGTAATATTTGGAACAACTGATAAAACAACTAAATTAGTTTATTTAAATGGAACAGATGCAGTAGATTTAGCATTTGTAAATCTTACAGCACCACAAACTTTAACTAATAAAACATTTACTGCACCTAAATATGCAGATGGTGGTTTTATTGCTGATGTAAATGGTAATGAAGAATTAATATTTACAGCAACAGGTTCTGCAGTAAATGAAATAACTCTTGCTAATGCTGCAACTGGTAATAATCCAAATTTTACAGCATCAGGTGGTGATGCAAATGTTGGTATAAATTTTACTCCAAAAGGAACAGGGGCAGTTACATTTAATGGCACTGGAAAAATTCAACAAGTTTTAGAAAAAACTACTACAACCGCTGTAGTACTTACAGGAACAGTAAACTATGATTTATTAACTCAAGCTGTTTTATATTATACAACAGCAGCAACAGGAACTTTTACAGTTAATCTTAGAGGAAGTTCTTCAACAGCTTTAAATTCAATATTATCTGTTGGGGATGCTGCAACAGCTGCTTTCCTAACAACTCAAGGAGCAACAGCTTATTACACAACTTTTGTAACTGTTGATGGTACTTCAACAAACGTATCAACTAAATGGCAAGGTGGATCAGCACCAACAGCGGGTAATGCTAGTGGCATAGATACCTATTCTTTCACAGCAATTAAAACAGCAGCATCAACTTATACAGTTTTAGCGTCTCAAACTCAATTTAAATAGGAGTAGAAAGAATGCCTTTAAATTCAACACGCGGAGGAGCCTCAGCAAAAGGATTTGGATTTACAGCAGGAGTTAAACCTCTTGAAGTAGATTATTTAGTAGTAGCTGGAGGTGGAGCAGGTGGATTTAACATGGGCGGAGGAGGTGGAGCAGGTGGTTACAGAACTTCTTTTCCAGGTGGTACCAAAATAGTATTACTAAAAGGAACTTATCCAATTACAGTAGGAGCAGGAGGAACAGGAAGTAATACTAATCCTGTTTCTGCAACAAAAGGAACTGCATCAATTTTTTCAACAATTACAGCCGCAGGTGGAGGAATAGGTATAGGACAATGTAGTGGATATACACCAGGTAACACAGATCAAAATGGAGGTTCAGGTGGAGGGTGGGGTGGTCAAATTAGTTGTACACCTGGAGGAACAGGAAATACTCCGCCAGTTAGTCCACCACAAGGTAATCCAGGTGGATCAGGAAATATAAATAATCAACCAGCACCAGGAGGAGGTAAAGGTGGTGGAGGTGGAGGATCAGGTGGAGCAGGAACACCTAGTGTTGCAGTATCTCCTCAGTCAGCAAATCCAGCAGGACCAGGTGGACCAGGATCAACAAATTTAATAGCAGGAAATCCTGCCCCAACTTCTATTTATGCAGGAGGTGGGGGTGGAGGTGGAACTCAATATGGTGGTAATCAAAGTGGAGGAACAGGTGGCCCAGGTGGAGGAGGAGCAGGTGGAGCTATTAATGTGGGAGGTACAGCAGGTACAGATAATACAGGAGGTGGAGGAGGTGCTTCTGGTGGATCAGGACCTTTTGGTGGATCAGGCGGATCAGGTATAGTTATTATTAGAGCACCAGGTTCAGCATCATTATCAGCAAGTCCTGGAACAAACACAGTTACAACATTACCGGCACCGGCTGGAGGTTGTAAAGTAGCTAATTTTACGGTGCCTGGAAATTTAACAGTATCATAATATGGCACATTACGCAGAACTAGATATAAATAATAAAGTTATAAGAGTATTAACAGCTTGTAATCAAGATATTGCTACTCATGGAGGAGAATTATCAGAGGAAGCTGCTAATTATTTTGGAACATATACTCCATTTTCAGAAAATGGTGTAAAATGGGTTCAAACTTCTTATAATAATAATTTCAGAAAACAATATGCTGGAATTGGTTACACATTTGATTTCACAAAAAATAAATTTATCGCACCACAACCATTTGCATCTTGGTCACTAGACTCTAATGACGACTGGCAAGCACCCGTTGCATATCCAACAGTTACAACTTATGGATATAATACACCTTACATTATTCATTGGGATGAATCTAATTTAAGATGGCTTGGTAAAGATGATCAAAAAAATACATTTGCTTGGTTACCCGACACTTTATCTTGGATAGCTACAGGTAACTAAGTTAAATAATATTAGACCTTTACAAAACTTCTAGAAATTAATATATATTCATTAGAATGAATCTACAGAATTATTACTACTATTTTAAAAGTGCACTCACACCTAGATTTTGTGATGAATTAATTAAATATGGTACTGCACAACAAGAACAATTAGCACTTACAGGTGGTCAAACTACTAAACTTCAAGAAGGTAAAGATTTAAAAGAAGAAGATATAATAGATTTAAAAAAGAAAAGAGATTCAAACGTTGTATGGTTAAGCGATCGTTGGGTATATAAAGAAATTCAACCTTTTATTCATCAAGCCAATAAATTAGCTAATTGGAATTTTGATTGGGATTATTCAGAAGCATGTCAATTTACAAAATATAAATTAAATCAATTTTATGATTGGCATTGTGATTCTTGGAATGCTCCTTATGCAAATCAAGATAATAAAGATACATTTGGTAAAATTAGAAAATTATCTGTGACATGTTCATTATCAGATCCAAAAGATTATAAAGGTGGAGAATTAGAATTTGATTTTAGAAACATGGACCCAGATAAACCAACTATTAGAAAATGTGCAGAAATAGCAGAACGTGGATCTATTGTAGTTTTTCCATCACACGTTTGGCATAGAGTTAAACCAGTAACGAAAGGAACAAGATATTCATTGGTGATTTGGAACCTTGGATATCCATTTAAATAATGTCAAAAACAGATCAGTTAAGTTCTTCAAATTATTTTAGTTCACCAGTCTACTCTATAGAAATTCCAGAATGGGTAGATAATATAAATAAAGTTTGTGATAAATATATAAAAGAAGCTAGAAAAAATAATGTTAAAGTTATTAAAGAACGAGAAAAGAAATTTGGTAAAAAAATAGGAGATCATGGAATGAGTTATCATTCTGCATCATTAATAGGAGATCCTGTTTTAAAAGAATTGCAAGAATATATTGGCTCAACTTCATGGAATCTTTTAGATCATATGGGTTATGATTTAAAAAATTATGAATTATTTTGGACTGAATTTTGGGTACAAGAATTTGGAGATAAAGGTGGTGGCCATCATGAAGGTCATATACATTATGATAATCACATTTCTGGTTTTTATTTTTTAAAATGTTCAGATAAAACTTCAATGCCAGTATTTCACGATCCAAGACCAGCTAAATTAATGACACAATTACCATTAAAAAATGAAACTGAAATTACACTTGGAACACATCAAATTCATTACAAGCCAAAACCAGGTACTATGATATTTTTCCCAGCTTATATGGAACATCAATATGTGGTTGATGATGGGGTAGAACCATTTAGATTTATCCATTTCAATTTACAAGCTGTAAGAAAAATGATAACAGATACTGTTAGAAATACAGTAAAGGAGAAAAAATGAGTTTTAAAAAAAATAAATACGTAATTATTAAAGAAGCAATATCTGAAGATCTTGCAAAGTTTTGTTATGACTATTTCATGATGAAGAAAAAAGTTGCAAGAACTATGTTTGATAATAAATATATTTCACAATTTACTGAATACTTTGGTGTATGGAATGATCAACAAGTTCCAGAAACATATTCACATTACTCTGACATTTTAATGGAAACATTACTTGTCAAATTACTTCCAGTAATGGAAAAACAGACATCTCTTAAATTAAACCCAAATTATTCTTATGCTAGGATTTATAAAAAAGGAGATGTATTACATCGCCATAAAGATAGATTTTCATGTGAGATTTCTACAACTATGCATTTAGGTGGTGGCTGTTGGCCAATATATTTAGAGCCAGATGCATCATTAGGTGGTGTTGATGAAAAGACAGGTAATTACAAATCATCAAAATCTAAAGGTGTTAAAGTAATGTTAGAACCTGGTGATATGTTAGTATATCGTGGAAATGAATTAGAACATTGGAGAGATAAATTATCTTTTGATGATTGTGGTCAAGTATTTTTACACTACAATAATGTTGAAACTAAAGGGTCTAAAGAAAATATATATGATAGACGTCCACATTTAGGACTTCCTTCATGGTTTAAAATAAATAAATAAATTATTATAAAATATAATGGCGCATATATTTTATTATTCAGGTCCTTTACTTTATCACACTGAACTTAATAAAGATGATTTAAACAGTTTAAAAAAAATCTGTTTAAAAGATAAAACAAAAGATTTTAGAAAAGATTTAGCGGGTCATTTAGATCATGAATATACAATAAACATTGAAAAATTTAATAAAATTATTGAAAAATATTTATCTGAATATAAACAAGCTTTTGAACATTGGTATGGTAAAAAGATTACAAAATTTGAAACTATTTCTTCTTGGGTTAACTTTATGAAAGCAGGAGATTTTAATCCACCCCACACTCATAAATCTAAATTGACTTGTGTTTTGTATGTAGATGTTCCTTTAAAATTAAAAGAAGAGAACAAAAATTATATAGGATCAGGTCATTCAGGTGGCCCAGGTTCTATTAATTTTACATTTTCTGCAAGTAATATTTTATTAAATAATAATGCAAAAAATATTTTTCCAAAAACTGGCGATTTTTTTATTTTCCCTGCTAGTTTAATGCATTCTGTTTCTCCATTTAAATCAAAAATAGAAAGAATTTCAGTTTCTGCAAACTTTGAAATAGAAACAACTTAATAAAATATATCTATTATTTAATCATTTTATACGACAGAAGACCACATTTAGGACTTCCCGGTTGGTTTAAAAAATAACCTAATCTTTTAGGTATAGTTAATTAATGTTATAATAAACATAAATATGCCATTAAAAAAGATAGCATTAAAATCAGGATTTAATAAACAAGCTACCGCTTCACAAGCCGAAGGAGAGTGGATTGATGGAGATAACGTACGTTTTCGTTATGGATCACCTGAGAAAATAGGAGGCTGGGAACAAATTACTTCTAAATTATTAGTAGGGGCAGTTAGGGCTCAATGGATGTGGACCGATCTAACTGGAAGACGTTACTCGGCTCTCGGAACTAATAAATGTCTTTATGTATATGATGGTGATGATATTTATGATATTACACCCCTTGATTCAACAAGAGCATTAACGTCTTGTACATATACTTCTATAACAGGTTCAGCAACAGTTACAGTTAATAAAACATCACATGGATTATTAGTTGGAGAATTAATTAAATTTACAAGTGCTACAACTCCAGGAAGTCCTACGACTGGATATACTTCATCAAGTTTTACAACAAACACTTTTGAAGTTAAAACAACTCCTACAATAAATACTTTTACTATTACCATGGCCACTGCAGAAACTGGAACTGGAGTAACTGCTGGAGGATCACTAGCATTAACACCTTATTATTTTATAGGCCCTATTGCATCCACATTAGCATACGGATGGGGAGCAGGAACGTGGAACCTATCTACGTGGGGAACACCTAGAACAGTATCTAATACAAATATTGCAGCAGGAAACTGGTCTTTAGATAATTTTGGGCAATTATTAGTAGCTACAATTAAAGATGGTTCTACATTTAAATGGGATCCAAGTGCTGGAACTGGAGTTAGCACCAGAGCTTCATTAGTTCCAAATAATCCAACAGCCTCTGTTATGACAATAGTTTCAGATAGAGATAGACATTTATTACATTTAGGAACGGAAACAATTATAGGAACAAAAACAACACAAGACCAAATGTTTATAAGATTTTCTGATCAAGAAGATATTGAAGAGTATGATCCTACTTCTACAAATACAGCAGGTACATTTAGATTAGATGATGGTACAACTATTGTGGGTGCTGTAAGAGCAAAAGATTATATTTTAGTTTTAACAGACACCGCCGCTTATAGTATTCAATTTGTTGGATCTCCTTATACATTTAGTATTAGAAAAGTAGGATCTAATTGTGGATGCATTGGACAGCATGCAATGGCATTTGTTAATGGAGCTGTTTGGTGGATGGGAGATTCAGGTGGATTTTTCATATACGATGGTACTGTTAAAGATGTTGAATCTTTAGTTGAGGATTTTGTATTTACTACTAAAGGTACTGATAATTTAGGAATAAATTATGCAGCTGGAGATATTGTTTATGCTGGACTAAATACATTATTTACTGAAATAAATTGGTTTTATCCAAAAGCTGGATCAACACAAATTGATAGAGTAACTACAATTAATTATGCTGAAAATATTTGGACAACAGGATCACTAGCTAGAACTACTTGGGAAAACTCTAAAGTATTTAAATTTCCATATGCGACTGAATATGATTCAACTAAAACTCCTACAATGCCTACAATTAATGGGGTTAGTGTGGGGGCTTCTTATTATTTTATACAAGATAAAGGTAAAAATGAAGTATTAAATTTAACAACTAATAATACAACTAGTTTAGCAATATCTGCTTATATTAGATCAGGGGATTTTGATTTAGATGTAGAGGGAGACGGTGAATACTTCTTATCAGTTAAAAGATTTATACCTGATTTTAAAAATTTAGAAGGAACGGTTGATGTAACCTTATATTTAAGATCTTATCCAGCAGACACAACTACAGCCAAAGGAGAAAAATACGTTGGTCCATTTACAATAACTACGTCTACTGATAAGGTAGACACACGTGCTAGAGCAAGATTAGCTAGTATTAAAATAGAAAATGATGCAATAGATGATAACTGGAGATACGGAATATTTAGAGTAGATATACAACCTGACGGAAGAGCTGGAAGTACACCACAATAATTATGGCAAAGATAGATTATTTTATACCAGAACCAACAGATGAATTTTCTCCAGATAACCAGAGACAAATTCTACAGGCTCTTGCTACACTTAGAACACAACTTAATACTTCTTATCAACAAGATTTAAATGAAGAATTACAAACTTTTAATTGGTTTCTATTTGGAAGTGGAGCAGAATGACAATAGAATATAAAAGTGATATCTACAGATTATCTACAACAAATTTAACTACTACACTTACAGTTAATGCAACAACAAGATTTATTGTAAAAGAAATAAGCGTTTCAAATATACATAATAATACCGTGGATTGTAGTTTTTATTTAAATACAGCTAATGGAAGTGCTATTTTTTATCATACTAAAATAGCTGCGGATTCTCATGATAGTGCAGTTCATAATACATTAGTTATGGAAGAAAATGATTATTTAACATTTCAAGCTGCAACAGCTGCAGTGATATCTGGACAGATTTCTTATGCCGTGCTAAGTAGAAAAAATCAGAATGGCTAGAAAAATAAGTGTAGGAAATGGTCAATTTATTAAACAGACTAACAAAAAAAGACCTGGACGACATTCAAAAAGCCCAAATAAAAGAAACGATAGAAAAGAATATCGTGGACAAGGCAGAAGATAATAGTATATATTAATATTTTATGAAAACAGTAATTATAGACGGAAAAGAAGTTCCAGTGTTACCAGCTAAGACTGAAGAAACTATTAAAAATAAATCTACTGGACAAATATATTTAAATTTAGAAGAGTTCCATGCGGATGTAGCAGATCCTAATACACCTACAAAGGCAGAAGATTTACAACAAGATCTTAAAATAACCGTTGCATCTTTAGAAGTATTTGGTAAAACTAAATAATGAATCCTTACGGTGGCACAGAAATACAATTAGAGTATTTAAATAAATACGTATCTAAAGATCTTCTTAATAAAATTCAAATAACAACTTCAGTTCCAGAAAAAGATAAATTAGTAGTGGATAAACCAAACTTGCTTTGGGTTCATAATAGTTACGATCAAGCAAATTTAATGCCTTGGTTTCAAAACAAATTAAACCATGGAAAATATGATTACTATGTATTTAACTCTCATTGGACTTATGAGAAATATAGATACTTCTTTAGCCTACCCACAGAGTTATGTTCTGTTATTAAGAACGGATTTGATGATGATTTAATTATTAAAACAGATTTTAAACCTAAAGATAAAATAAAATTAGTTTATACTTCAACACCTTGGCGTGGATTAGATGTACTTTTAAATGCCATGGAACAGATTAAAACAGACAAAGTAGAACTAGATGTTTATTCAAGTACACAGATCTATGGAGATAATTTTAAAAAATATAATGATGATAAATTTACTGCCTTATATGATAGAGCAAAATCAATGAATAATGTAAATTATAAAGGTTATTTAAATCATAAAGAATTAATGAAAATACTTCATACTTATGATGCTTATGTTCATCCCTCTATCTTTGAAGAAACATTTTGTTTAGCTGCCATGGAATCGTTAGCCGCGGGTCTTGCTGTAGTAACCACGGATCTCGGTGCTTTGTATGAAACTTGTGCTGAGTTTGCAATATATGTTCCTTATCAAAATAATAGAAAATTAT